AAAAGACCCATTCCATTCTCTAACCATTTCCTTATACGGAAATTCTTGACCTGATCTATCAGATATGAATTTTGCGTATTTTCCTGAAGCAGTATTAGACATTTGGATAATAAGTTTTAGGGGTTATAAATGAACTTGAAGAAGAACCGTCTTCTTCTAAAGCACGTTGTAATTCATCTTCGTATAATAATTTTAATTCTTGAGTTCTTTGTGGAGCGTATTTAATAGACAAATAATAAGCCAAACCAGAAGACATACAAGGAACAAATCTGTAAGGCACATCAGTAGCGTTAGTATAATCACCCACGTCTTGTATTCTTCGAACATAATAAAAATTTATAAATTTGCCTGCTTCACTGGTTCCAGGAGTTAGATATAGGGTTATGGTAACTTTATCAATAAACCTTTGAACAAAATATTGTGTGGGTTGACCTGTGTCAGTTTTATTTGATAGAGCTTGATAAGCGGATCTATTTATTTTTGTAAGCGGTGTATCAACATTTGATGCATTTCTGAAAGAAGCTTCTAAAACATCATCAACACCATAAACCGCAGTAGCATCAGAGGTACCATCACCTTCTGATCTAAACATAGTGTAAACTGCTTGATTGTTAACTAAAGTAATTGAATTGTTTTGTACTTCCCAATAGTGCAAACCACGGTTTGCCCATTCTTGAAACATGATGTTTAAAGATCGTCTAGCACTTTTTAGCTGGTAGCCAGATACTCCTGACATACCAATTCTTTCGTAACCTTCTTCTATAATCTCATCAATAGAAAAATTTTTATCAAATACGTATGTGCCAGAAGTAGTATTAGCCATTTAAACTCCTACTTATCAATCAATAAAGTAGCTGCGTCTATATTTGTAATCGTAGAAACTTTCATTCCACCTTTAAATAAAATTCCATCTTCAGGAAAGTTTACTGAAAAAACATCTCCTGTAGGAACGTCAGCTTGAAACAAAGTTGTGCTATCTGTATTGTCTTGAAGTATAATCGTCCCAGCACCTCCGCCGTCTGATGCTAAAATAATTCCTCTTAGTCTAGTTCTACCTGCAAATACTGCACCGGTTGCTGTAACTCTTACCGATTTTATATCACCCTTATAACTCATTTATATCTCCTTTTAAAGGTGCTCCCGAAGGAGCACCTTAAATTATTAACTATCTGCAAAAGGTGTTGCTTCAGTACCCGTACCGATCAACACAGCTTCTACTAAATATACGTTATCTTCAAGTGCAGTAATTGTAACCGTGCTACCTTTATCTCCACCTTTAGTTCCGCCATTCATGCTGATAACATCGTTTGATGATGCTGGTGCAAATGAACTATTAGTTCCATCTGCAACGTTAACAACAGTTGCGTGACCGACAAATTTGTCAGTTCCATCAGTTTTAATATCGCAATCAGTACAATCTGTGCCTACAAAAAATTTGTAAACTGCACCTAATTGATTGTTTGCGTTAGGATCGTCAGATCCAGCTGATCCGCCTTTGCTATCTGCTTTGATTGTTGGAAGTGTGATTGCACCATCTGCATCATTTACTTTAATCACTTTACCTGCGTGAGCAGCAAAAGTTAAAGTAGTTTCCGCTGTGATGTTTACAACCGCGTCAGGTCCTGCAGTAACGAATCCTCTTAAAGATTTTACTGGTCCTGAAAATGTAGTTTGTGCCATATTATTATCCTCCTAGTTTAATTAACATGGTCTCTAGGCCGTCGACTATACGCGTCCATGTCAATTTAATAATGTATAGTAAGATTTTTATATAGCAGAAAGGTCCCCTTAGCAAGTGTTTCCACTTTTTTAAAAAGATAGACCCCTAGTTAACTAGCGTAGTTGTGGTACTCTAGATCCTGTGGATTCTTCTTTGGTTGCTCTTGGTTTTTCAAAATCTGTCTAATTACTTTTTTGATTTGATCTCCTAGAGCTGACATTTCTGGTGTTACCATTCCGCCGTTTTTAAGATACAATTCGTTCCATCTAGACTCGAAGTGGATCTTCCTCGCGAACAACACCATGTTGTCTTGAGCCATCATTAACCTCCTCATAGGTTATATAGAACTCGCTTTTACCATTGTAATTAAGCTTGTTCGGCTCCCATTTTATAGTGTTTTTTCCTAGAAAGTCAATTATTTCTTTATGGACTTGAGACATAACAAGCATAGAGCTTGAAGTTTCTAAAATAAATTCTGTTTGTAATTTTTTGGTAAATATTTTGATTTTGTACTTTGAAGTCATTTTTCCTTTCTAATTTTTAATTGGGGCCAGATTGTGTCTGGCCCCAAAAATCGTTAAAGATTATGCACCTTCAACACCGAAGATACCTCTAGGGTCAGAAACTCCAAAAGAGTATCTTTCTCTAGCTTTGTATCTTACGTTACCAGTATCAAAGTCGCCTTCCATAGCAGTCTTAATAGGTGCTCTGTCAAACATCTTCATACCATTTGGCACGTCAGTGATAATGTAGAATGAGTCAGTATCAGTTAAGAAATTGTTCACTCTGTATCCTTGCGGAATCATACCCATAGATACGATTGCATTGATATCATTATCAGCTGTAGCTGTTCTACCTTGAGACTTCATTAATCTCTCCGCAGTGAATTGGTTTTCACTTGGAACGATCATTTTCACGCCTCTAGCAGCAATCTTTAAACCTCTTTCATCAGTAAGCGCAGCAATGTCAATCATTGATTGCTCTAATGAAGTTTCGTTTAAGTCAGCTTGAGTAGTTAAAGTGTTTTTAAACGAACCAGCAATTGTTGGGTGAGCTGTGTTAAATAAAGAAACACCATCACCTGCATCAAAATTGTCCGCAGTTGGTAATCCATTGTTTAATGGATTAGCCGCTTTAACTTGTTTTGTTTGTGCCATTGAACGTGCTAACGCTTTTGTATATCTAGACGCGAGTCTGTCATACAGGTTATCTTCAATAGCTTCTTCAGTTATCGAGAATGCAAGAGCGATTGTCTCGTGAGTGTATCTTGCAGTGAAAGTCTCTTGAGCATTGTCAAAAGAAACACCAGATCCCTCAGCTTTGACTTGCGCTGATGCAAATCCTGATAACATAACTTCTTCTTCAAACGCTCTGTCTGAAGTTTCAGTTACGTATATTTCAGCATGTTGATTTTCATACTGTTTATACTCCAGGCCGAATAGGGCATTCAAACCTGGCTCTAGTTCTTTGACTAGTTGTCCTCTAGAAATGGCCATAGTTGTATCCTCCTATTATACGCCGTTTACGTTCATGTCTAACAGATGCTCGTTAATTCTAACGACCCAGTTGACATTCGCAGAACCTACATCACTGTTATCTGGATCTTTTGAAGGACCAAGAATCTGCAATGTTGCAGAAGATCCCGCAGCTAAAGTTGAGTCATTTAACTCTACTTGAGATACGTAATCTGGTGATGAACCTGCAGCATACACGATATCAGCCACATTGAAGATATCAGTTGATGCAGAAGCTCCACTATTATTTGATTGTATTTCAAACCTTTCATACGGATCATCCGTAATGAATCCTTTGATATCAGTCGCCGCATTAGATGCGTCTAAGTGATTTGCAAAGGTTGGCTTGCTTGTTGATGCGTCGGTAAAAAAGATACCTGTCAGTACACCGAGTAAAGCATCACCTGCTGCGGCTACTCCAATTGTTCCAGTATTTAACATTTTAACTGGATCTTGAAAATAGATCGCTGTTGCAGAAGCTGCAATATCGTACTCGGATAAACCTTGGTTATCTCTATTTTGACCGACTTTTCCAATTGGCTTCATACCAAAAGGTGCGTCTTTGTTTGCCATATAGTTTTCTCCTTATTAAAGTTTATCCAGGGAATCGCTAAAAAATTAATTTTTCTTTGATCCACCGAAAGTTACACGAGTCTGCCTATCAATATTGATTGGCATACTTGAATGCTGCTCCTTCATAAGGTCGTTGTCTAAAGCTTCGACTTGCTCTTGCGATTGTTTCGCATAATAAGCTTGTCTTTGTTTTGCGACCTCCTCCGGTACCCTTGTCAGCACAAGGCCACCTACTCCGATCACTCCTGCGTATTTTCCATCTTCGACAATGGGATAATCACTATCTGGATATTCATCAGATCTAACTAATTCGTATCCTTGTCTTATTCTTCCTGACACATTTTTTGTGTCTTGAAATCCAAGACTTTCAGCTCTTACCCATCTATGCCTAAATCCATTTGGCGCTGGGGGTGCGTCTAAAGCAGACGGTGGAGTCCATACTTTGGGTTTGGATTGTTTTTCCCTAGTTTGGCTCGCACGAGAGGTTTTTTTATTATCGTTTTCCATATGCTTATGCCTCCTTCGTGAGTTTTAATTGTTTCGCATATTCTTCAAGTGGCACACCTAATTTTTTAGCGATTGCAACTTGAGACGGCGTGAGTCTCACAGTTTTGCGGCTTATTTTCGTGCTTCGCGTCGCTGACGCTACTTGTTGCACAGGTTTAACCGTTTCCGTTGACTCTGGTTTATCAAATTTATGCGGAAGTTCAAGCCTTATTCGCTTATCAATTTCAGCATAATATTCTTCTGAACGAGGATCATAGCCTTCTTCGTCAGTTAATTTCTTATGCAGCCCCATTGCTGTATAAGTCATAACCTCATCTTGTCCAAACCATGAATTTTTTTCAGCCCATGCTTCAGCTTTTGGATCAGGTCTTTGAGGAGCAACAGTTTGTTCTAAAGTCTTTTCTTTAACTTTAGGCTCTTTTGATTGTTGTTCCATTGTTTTCTTTTGAGTATCTAACTCAGCTTGAGCATATGCTAATTGAGCAACAGCTTGTTGAGCTTCGATTTCAGCTTGCATATCACCTGCTTCTCTCGCTGTCGCTAATTTAGCTTTAGCAGCTTCGATACCAGATTTAATGCTTATTTCTTTTGTTTCAAAAGAAGATGTATTTAGAGTGCTATATCTTTTTTCTAAATCTTCTTTTTGTTCTTTTTGAGTTTGCGCAAACTTAATAGCTTCTTCTTTTTGCCTTTCAGCTTCACGCATTTTCTTTGTTAGTTTTGCAATTCTTTTTTGAACGCTTTCTGAATACTGTTCTAATTCGTCTTTCTTTTCTTCTTTCTTCGTAGCCTCTTGCTGCTCGCTGCTAGCCTCTTGTGGCTCGCTGCTGGCTTCTTGAGTCTCAGCAACTACAGGCTCTTCAGTCTCTTCAACTGGAGCAATATTAGTTGTTTGATCTTCTTTTAATTCGACCTCAGTATCTGGGCCGGAAGTATCAATGTCAACTGTCTTGTTTTCTTCTACTTGCATAGTTTCCTCCTATGTTAATATTGATGA